CCAAAAGCGGTTAGACCTGTGGTTTCGGTACTCTCTGCGGTAATGGTGTTTGATTCCATTTGCTTCTGAACACCCCTGACCGCATCGTATAACCCGTGGTCAGCCGCACCGTTACGCTCTTTAATCCACACAAAGTCAGGCTGGAATCCTACGCCTGTAATGCTTTGGCTAGACCCTGTGCCTGGGTAAAGCACGGTGTTAAAGTAATCATTCGCCTGTGTCGTGCTAGTTGCACCTATGGTTACGGGAGGTAGGTTCTGTGTGCATATGGAACGAAATCCAGAGGGGGCGGTGTAGGCAAAGGCTCTTTGACCAAAATTTGCAGTAAAAGTGCCGCTAACAGTATTGTCAGAAACCGCCGCACAATAAGCGGTTGTTGTAGAAATACTGCTCGAAGATGGATTAGCGCCAGTAGCAGGGTTGCCGCTAGCGAGCCATGTCCCGTCTACGCCATACCAAAGTTTTCCAGCATCTTGGTCAAAGGCAAGCATATAGATTGCACCGTTGGCCTGTGTATAAGTGCCGTAAGAAGTAGCAGTACCGTTCTCAAACTTGCGGTCGGTGTTAGACACATCAAGAGCGTAGCCCAGTTTTCCGCTATCGCTCATGTTGTTAGTGGGCGGCTGACTCTGCGGGATAATGCCAATTGCTTGAGTGCCACCGCTATTCACCGCATCAGATGGCGTAATTCCCACGCACCTCACCACCGACACCTGTGTCAGAGCCATAGGATGTTGGCGTATCTACAAGGCTGTCATTGCCAACACCAGCGGTTACCGAGAAGTTGTTAGGAGTCCAATTTAGGCCGTTGCCAGAGGAGTCCTTGCCGAGCGTTCCAGCGGTGGTGTTGGAGTTGTCAGCAAATTTCAGGAAGAAGCCGTTAGTGCCGTAGCTACCAGAGTAGGCTTTAGGCTTCCACACGCCTGTCTGTGCGTCTGTTTCACCAAATTCTGAAGGTGCTAACGACTGACCATCCACATGATGCACTTCGGTCATGTAAAGGTCGTTGAAGTAACCAGATTCCCCGCCGAGCGTATGTAATCGGCTTGCTTCGTTTACATGGTAGTCAGCGTTCTGCGTTACATTCAGGTTTGCGCTTAGTGTTTGCTGAACACCGTTGACATACAAGCGAAACCTGTCGGCCTGCGCCGCTTGGGTGGAATCAAATCGCGCAACAATGTGATACCAGGCACTTGGATCTCGAAATACGGCATTGGTGGTTACGGTTCCAACAGCATATAAAGTAATGCCTATTTTTTCAGCAGATACACCTGCTCCACCATAGTTACCAAACGCCATGCCGAAACCACCAGAGGCGAAGTTACTACCCCAAATAGTTCCTGCTTGCGCTGGGTTTGCACGTTTTACCCAGGCGCTCCATGTCCAAGTCCTACGGTTGCCGTTTGTAGAAGGAGTGCGAGTTAGATTTGCACTATCCGCAGAATTAAACCGCAGACTACGGGAGATTTGGTAGCCGCCCGTCGGGGCGACAATTCCTGTGTTAAGGATCGCCATTTATGCCATCGCCCCTGAGTGAGTGACATAGACCTTCGACGATGTTGCGAAGTATGAAAGGATATATGTTCCTGCCGCAGAGATTGTTGAGAGCGCACCAGTCTGCACTAGCGTGTCAGCATGGGCCGATACTGTATGCCCGCCCGTGTTGATAAGCAGGATGAACCCACTCTGCCCGGCAGTGCGATTGGTAAAGGTCAGAGTAAAGCTCCCCGTTGGAGTGCATTGGAAATTATTTGTGGCCGAGAGATCGAACGACCCGTCGTTGTCTGTCGTAACAGTCCCTCGCTGTGAGGCCGTGAATGTCTGTGCGACATCCGTCTTTGCCGTGTCTGCGTCGTATGCCTGGACACTGGTTCCGATATTGGATGCCATCAGGACATTGCTGCCCTCAACCGCAATCACGCCGGCAGAGGCGCGAGTAACCGTTGTGTCGGTTGCGTTGCCGATGTTGACTGCTGTGAATTGCGGGCTGTCGCTAGTACCGAGGCCAAGGTTTGTTCGTGATGTGGCGGTACTCGCTACATCGGATAGGTTGTTTGCGGCAGATAAAAGACCAGTTGCCGACACATAGGCAGCCACCCAGGCCGACCCTGTGTAAACTTTCATGACCCCGTCAACGGAATTGAAATACAGGGCTCCGGCTACTAGCGGGTTGCCGTCATTGTCCAGAGTTGGGTCTGAGGTCTTGGTTCCGAGATAGCGGTCATCAAAAGAATCAAACGCCGCTAGGGTTGAATCTCTTGCAGACTCGGCTGCGGTCTTTGCGGCCTCAGCTGCCGCCTGAGCTGTCTCTGCGTTTGTCTCGGCAATCTCGGCATTTGTCTCGGCGGTTTGGGCGTTAGTTGCACTTGTCTCTGCCGCATTGGCGTAATACTTAGCGGAGTACTCGGTTCCGTCTACCGTGCCGCTTGTCTTTGTCGCCCACTCTTTTGCTGCTCCGCGGGATGCAGTATTTGTTACGCCGGTTCCGCCAATAGACCAAGCCTTGGATGAGTAGTCAGTAGAATCTACAATTCCGTTTGTCTTGCTGGCCCAGTCGGCAGCCAGGTCGGCAGAGGCGTCTGCCGCGGCAGCGTCCACAACCAGCGCCCATTTAGCGCTGTCAGCGTTAGTTGTGATCGGCAACGAACCGGATGAGGTGTGTGCCACCACACAGATATAGACGTTTGAGTTGGTCGTGTCCTTAATCAGATCCCGCTTGGCATAGGACGTCCCAGCCGCCCAGTTGCCACGCCAGTCACCGATCTGCTCACCAGTTGTCGGGTTGCCGTTAGCGTCAAACGCAAGGGTTTTATTGGCCCGGACGGTTGACCGGGGCAGGGTCATATTGACAGTTGTCGGGTCGGTCTGCGGAGCCTTCAGAGCGCGGTCAACGGATTCAGCGTTCTGTTGAGCAAAAATGGTAAGGCTATCGAGTTCGTCGTTAAGACTTGTCGCAAACAAGTCACCGCCAGTAGTGAAGTCAGTCGTGCGCTGGATTGCCCGGTCGCCCACAATGGCAATCTGCGTGGCGCCTGTCGGAGTGGCTGTCAGGGTGACATAGCCGGTTCCATTTGTGTTGATAGTGACCGTGTAGTCGGTAGTCAACACAAGGAGGGTGTCGTCTTTGTAAACCGAAATGTCAGTATTGGCCAGGATCTCAAAGTTAAATGAGTATGGCCCAGTACCAGACGCGGCTAACACCACCCGGCGAGTTACGTTGGAAATAGGTACTGACATGATCTATCCTTTCAATCCGAAATCTAGTGGTTAGCGCTTAAATTTGCCAACATCCTTTTGGTTTTCTTCAATGCCTTTGATGGCTTCTGACAGGTCAAAGTCCTCGGCAATCAACATTTCCCTAGCCATAGAGTAGGCAGACGATATCTCCTGGGCGATGATGGTCTGGGCGGCGGCAAGGTTGTTTGCTGCCAGCCTGACGATCTCTTTGTCCTTGCCAAGAGCGTCGATCCGCTTGGCCAGGCTGCCGTTGTCCGTGGCCAGTTCAATCATCCGTTTGTACTGCTCAGCCGACAGCTCGACACCCTTGATCTTGCGGTCAGGAATATATTGCGGCACACCATATTCAATCAGGGTCGCATAGGCTGGGGCAAAGGTGCCATCACCGCGCTTAAACGGGTTGAATAGTTCGTACAAGTTGCCCTTGCCCTGGGTCTTAACTTCGCCTGTGATCGGGTCAAGCGCCGGCGGCAGCTTGTTGGACAGGCCAGGCGTGCGGCTCTGGACATACCCAACAGCTTCCCAAAATCCCTTGGCTGCCCCAGACGCGGCGCTGACTTCCTCTGGCGAGGTAGCCTCCATGACCTGGCTGCGCTCAGGGTTGACCACACGTTCAACGGCGGCCACCAGCGAGCTGTGTGTTCCCAGAACAGGGACAATTCCAGAGGCAAACTGGGTTGCCTGCTTGGACACGCGGGTCATCACGTTGTACAGGAATGTCGGCGCGTCTTTGGACTGGGCGCTAAAGATCTTTTGAATCTCGCCAAAGCCGGCCAGCATCGGCTGGTCAGCCAGATAGTTATACATCCCAAGTGCGCTACCCATCATGAGCTTTTCCATGTCGGCTTCACCAACCGAACTCATGGAGTATTCGCCAGCGGTCGATCCGACTGACAGAAGGGTCGCTAACGGCTCCAAACCAGCATAGGATATGTAGACCTTATCCGGCCCTACGGAAACCCTTGTAATGCCCTCAAAGCGCTTGATCTCATCATCGCTGATGTCTGACTTATTAAAGACAAAGCTGAACTCTTGCCAGCCGGCACCCTTGAGCGCTTCCTTATCCTCGCGCCGAAACGGGCCATAGCCTGTAATTTTGCCTTCCAGGGCGGTCATGCCTGTCGCCGTAATAATTCCGCCACCTAGGGTTACGCGAGCCATAGCCATGTCACGACGAATTCCGCCTGCGTTGTAGTCAGCCCAGAACCGCGGGCTGGCAAAGTTGACGCCAGGGGTGCGGCTCATGGCTTCTAAGGCAATGTTAGTCGGCGTCCGCACAAACGGCACAAACATCTTCATCAGCGGGTTTTGCAAGGTCTTGGCAATGCCTTGCAGGCTGGGTTCTAGCTCGCGGGTAAAGGTTGTTGTGCGGGCGGCTGCCTTGGCTGCGGAGTCAATGTCATCTGACGGGTTGAGAAGATTACGCTCGACCACAGCTTGCGCTTGACGCGCTGCATCATCTGGGTCAATCCCGGCTTGCAACAGGCGCGAGTACTCGGCATTGCCAGCGCGGGTGGCCAGGGCGTTTAGCTCCATGCGATAAGTCATGGCTTTGAAAAATTCGTCCTCAGCCATAAGCGCACGGCCCGGCAGCTCGACTAGCTTGCCGTAATACTTGATTCCGTTGCTAAAAGCCTTGCCTGTCTCGGAGTCGCCAAAGTCAATGTCAAACGCATCAGGGCGGCCGCGGATGGTTTCGATCTTGGTAAACGGGTCGCTTGCTTCGTTTTTCTTGGCTGCCGTATAGGCAATCTCAGCACCTTCGCGCATACCCTGAATCATGCCAACCGCTTGAGAATAGACCTCATTAAACTGGATGGCATCTTCTCCGCCAAAGATTGAGTTTCGCACCTTGCCAATCACGGCACCGACAGCGCGCTCAGGGATCTGGTACGCACCAAAGAACATATTGCCTGCGATGTTCTTGGCGTGCGAGATCGGCGAGGACAGCAGACCGTTGATCCAACTTGTTGTAGTTATGTCCAGGAACCGGCTACCCCAGCCCTTGATGTCATTAGTGTAGCCAGACTCGGCCATAGCTGCGCGGGCGGAACGGCTGTCCAGGGCTGTGTACCGATTGGCGATGGCAAATGCGTTGTCAATGCCGCCGGCTTCATTCAGGATTGACTCCAGCATGGCGCCGCGCTCTGCGCTTGCCGTGCGAGCCTGCGAGAAAATACCAAGCGTTCTGGCAATGTCAGCCTGACGGCCGCGGGCGGCCTTGAGCAAAGCACCCTCTAGGGCCAATGCTTGCTGGAACTCAACGGCTAACTCTGGCGACAGGTTGCCAGCCAGCTTGGCCTGCTTGACCTGTTCGCCCAGCTGGAAAGCCCGCTTGCCTGCGTCCGTGATGGCCAGCAGCATTTTGTAAGCCTGGCTTGCGTCAGCCTCGGTTGCTATATTCGGGTTGATAATCCGAGCCAGGAACGCTTCGTCATAGCCTTCATCGGAGGCCTTGGCGGCGATCTCTTTGTAAGACACGCGATCCAGCTTGTCAGCGCCATAGGTGCGGGCAGTCACATCAATGAATTGCTTAAGCCCGTTCTCGTCTGCAATCTGGTCTAGGTTAAACGGAATCTCTGGCGGCTTGCCTGTCATTGGCGCTTCTGGCGGCAGACCGGCTAGGTCGCGCTCCACCTTGGCGGCCACTTCTGGCGGGGCATCAGGGATTACCTCATATGGGCCAACCTGACCTTTCTCAACCTTGATTTCTTTTCGCTTTGGCGCACGCTTAATCGCACCAATCAGCGTACCGAGCGGCAGGCCAGCCGTATCCACCGGCTCAAACGCGGGCTCGGTCTGCTCGTACTGAATCGGCTCAGGAAGCGGCTCTGCTGGCTGGGTAAGCTGGATGTCAGCCACATCTTTGGAAACGGCGCTTAGCTCGTCTAAACGCTCCTCAAGCGGTTGCATTGCCATTATTTGGCCCCTGTCATTTTCTTAACGGCTCTTGCAGCCTTTTTAGCGCCAGCCACATACCCACCTGGAGCGGCCACCTCGCCCACCGTTTCGGCAGGGCTCTCGCCAGTTCCCATCTTTAAGCCAGCCTCATCAAGGAATTTTTTAACATCCTCGGTCGTGGGTAAACCAGTCTTTGATTCCAGCCCGGCCACAAAGGCGTCAATGTCGCCACCGGATCTGCCAAGCTCGTACACACCCCTGGCCAGCGCTATGATGTCTCCAGGCAGACCGACAAAGCCTTGGGCGGCTCCCTTGGCCGCAGCGCCAACAGTCTCAGCCACGGCGCCCATAGCCGGCTCTAGGCTGACGCCTGTCGGGAACGGCTTGCCGGTGCGAGGGTTGACCGCGGCTTTAGCCTGGGCCGTATCTTCCACGACTAGGCTGGCAGCAGCCGATTGCAAAAAGGCTTCTTCTAGCGTGTTCATTTGTTGGCGTTAATTGAGTTAATGATTCTAATAATTGTCTGTCGCTGTTGGGCGGAACCCTTGCCGGCGCGGTCTAGGGTTTCCTTGGTATAGCTTTCGTTATATGACAGACCAATTTCTTCTAACTTCTGGCGCAAGCGTTTGCGGGATTCCGCCAGCTCTTTTACATCCTCGGCGTTTTGGCGATCCCTGACCAAAACCTGGGCGCGGGCAAACGCATCAAATGGCTTGCCTTCTGCGCGAGCTTGATTTTCCTCAGTGAAAAGTTGGTTCTCAACCTCGGCTCTGCGAACATTGCCTTGGCGGGTAGACGGATCAAGCGGGTTCGGCACAAAGCTATTGCGAATAAAGTCTCTAGCCCTGGCCATTTCTGGGCGCTCGGTCTTGTCAATCAGGCCGAATAGCGTGTTGCGCTGCTTGAGCGAAATGCGGCGCTCGCGGAATAGTTCGTCAGCCTGCTCAAGATTCATTTGCCCTTGGCGGGCTTTGAACTCTAGCCCACCGAAATACTGGTCTGGTGCGCCAGGGATGTCGCCTTCACGGATCTGCTTGAGCTCCTCCCGTCCTGGGATATACCCGCGGGCAGACATACGCTTGAGCAGCTCATCGCCGCCAATTCTGCCAAGATAGAACTCATTGTAATCAACGTAGTTACTGGCGCGGTTACGCTCTGTTGACAGCTTGTTGTCACGGTCAATGACTTGTAAGTCATCAGCCTGGCGTTTTAACATCCGTTGTACGACAGCATCCCGTTGGCCCTCGTCCATTGTCTGCCACATCGGGCTGAACTTGCCGGCATCCCCGGCGCGCAGCTTGGCAAGCGATTCGGATGGGCGAGTGGAAAACTCGGTTGAAACAAAATAATTCGTCATTGCCGCATCGCGGGCAGCAAGCCGGGCCTTCTCAAAGTCGTCTAGCTTCTTTGGAAGCGTCAGCGGGTTCTGGGCGGCCAGGCTAAATGCGATGTTGCGGGCGCCAGCCTCATACCGAGAGATTGCTTCCTGATCGGTTTCGTATGCGTACAGCGATTGCAGATTGGATTGCAGCGTGCTGATGGTTTGATCTGTACGAACATCTTGCTGTGCACCATAGGCTTTGACCAAAATGTCGCTAGACTTTTTAAGCAGGGCCTTGCCGCCGTTGTTTATTGACAGCATCAGACCATTGGCTTGGTCTGGGTCAACCTGGGCCAGGCCGCGGGCCAATCCCTGAAGCGACTGAACCCTAGACTGAATCTCATTGAAGTTTGAGATCTGGCCGGTCTCAACCTGAATGTCTAGGTTGTTGAGTTCTCTTTGTACTTCGGATTCCAGCTCGGAACGCATCTGGATTCCAATGATGCGGTTCTCTTCTTTTCTTTGTCTCTCCGCCTGGCCAAAGGCAAACTGCGAGATCCGGTCAAGACCTTCTGACATTGAAGCTGAAGCCCTTGCCGACTCTCTGACATTGGCAAAGTCTAGGCGCGGGATATCGGCAGAGACAACCCCTGACGGCTGGAAGCGTGGAAGATCGCGTGCCATTATCTTTGATACCTAGGTAAACCAGCCTCGCGGCTTTCAATCGGAGCTGGTGATTGCTTGCCAGAAGACGAACCGCTAACTTGAGCTGCGGCCATGCCAAGTTTTCCTACGGCGCTAAAGATGCCTTGCTGATAGGCAGTCTGACCGGCTTGCTCATAAAGTTGCGCTTGGAACTGACCGCCTCGCAGCGCAGCATCAGCGTCAGCCAGGAGTCTTCCGTACTCTCGGCCGGCCACGGTTTCATTTGCGGCACGGACGATGTCTGGTGACCCGCTAAACGGGTCAATGCCGCCGGCGTATGCGCGTGCAGCCAATGTTGAGTTGTTAGCCTGAACGCGGCGCAGGATGTCGTTAGAACGCTGTTGATACTGAATCGCTCGACGTTCGCCCTCAAGCGTTGCTTGCTTTGCCTGGAGGTTATATTGCGAGCGTTGCGCAACACCGGATTGGTATGATCCGACTGCGCCTACTACCGCCGCTGCTACTGCTATGACTTCCATATCAAGTCCCCTGGTGAACCGATACTTTGTATTCCATGCCGAGCAAAATGAGCTTTAGGGGCTCGTCTTGCTCGATCGTAATCTTGCCATCCTGGGTATACCCTAAGATGCCATGCAATGTTTTTGTGCCAGTAAACTCTGAAATCGGGTCGTCTAATATGGATGCTCCAAAAGCCCTGAACGGGATATCAATCCCGTTAATCTTCATATACTGACTATCTTTAACTATGGCATTTACTTCCACAATTCGCTTGCGGAATCCAAGCCGTGAGCCGGAAGGCAGCTTTAGCTCAACAGGCATTGTGACCATTTTGACGTTGTAATTCAGGCCAACCTGATATGAGGTTGCTGCCGATCGCGGGAATGTCACAGTCCCGCCACTGGGCACAGTCTGGTTTTCTTGCAACGCACCATCAAGAATCACCTCAACGGACTTGGCGACAAGATGGGACATTGAGACAGACGCCCCAGCCCCGCCAGTCTTACAGCAATCGGTCTGCACCGTGTCGTCAAAGATCTCGACATAGTATTCTGTCGCACTATTCACAGTACGCTTGACCACACTATAAATCGTAGTGATATCAACACCGACGTCTATGAACTGCCCGTCAGTTACAAACTCTGACGGGGCGATTACATTCTGTGCGCGCAGTAGCGAGAAGGCAGCCATAGTGCCGTCTGTGCTATTTGTGATTAGCAACAGGTCATTCTCATCGGTTGCTACTGACCGGCGAAGCGCCATTCGTGTGGGCCCCTTGAGCAAATGGCCGGCCAGTAGCGAAATCTTGGACGACACATAAGTTGCTTGCGTGTCCGTATAGGCAAACTCGTTGAGCGACTTGCCCTGGCGCTGGATGTAAAGCGTGCCAGACTCAAGCTGCTGAACTCGGATTCCCTCTTGCGAGCCATTGCGCGTTACCGCCTTCATAAAGAAGTTGGTAGGCGTGATTGGCTCTAGCCCTTCTTGCGGGCAATAAAACTCACCACCCGTTGTAAAAATCTGGAGATCGCGGCCAGAGGTAAGATCCGTGATGGCGTTAAATGTGTTCGTGTCCAGTGTGGCTTCCACTGCGTCATCGTCTAGGCCCTCCGTCGCTTCAAAGTCAAAGAACAGCCCAACCTTTGAACCCCATACGGTCGAAGGTCTGGACTTGCTGCCGCCAAAGTACAGACGGCCCTCATGGAATGTAACCGACCGCGGCCAGCCTTTAGTTGACGACCATACTGCCTCATACCCGGTCTCAAGCTCCCAGCTGCCAGTTGCAATTGCCGAGGTGTTAAAAAACGGGAACTCTGTAATCGCTTGCACAACAGTCGAGCTGGTGAACTGGACGATTTTAGCCCGGCCTTGCGGGCTGGCGTTGATGTACTGACCAACCGATGAGGCGCTAAACGGAGTTCCGGTTGAGGCTGTCAGCGTAACCTTGCCAGACACGGCAGATGGCGTAAGCGTCCCGGCTGGGTTGCTTGCGCTTATGGTGAACGCATACTTTGGGATGCTGTCAAAAGACAACGCGCTAGCCGTCCAATCGGCGTCAGTTGCGCCACGCACAATCTTGACTGGGTTAATGTCTGGATGACAGACAATCAGTGTGTCAGCCGACTGAGTCCAGGTGATGTTGCCAAGCCGGGCTCCGGTCAAACCGACAGAGCTGGTGCTTAGGTAGTCCAATGTCCCGCCGTTAATATCAAGGACTTGCGCCTTGTTTTTGAAGACGTGCATCCTGTTGTGGGTAAAACACAACATATAGGAATCGGATGTTGAGAACTCAAACGGCACCAAGCGCACGCCATTGGCAGCTGAGTCCGATCCTGCGTTTGGCAGGCTAATCAGGTACTTTGTGCCCGGCCGACGGCGAGCTCCTCCCTGCGGCTGAATGACGACATTTGTCGCCTCTTCCAGCGCATTGTTGTAAGCCTGCAAGTCCACCCGCGCCCGTAATAACGGGTCAAGTTCTCCGCTTGAGAAGTTGGTCTGGACGTTGATAAAACGGGCCATCAGAATCTCACGTCAACCAGCGGAAAGTCTTGGATCACAAAGTTTGGCTGGCCCTGTCCGTCCATGTTCATGGCAATCCGTGTGTACCCACCTCGGCCATTCTGGTCTGCCGACCCGACAGCGACGCTTTGCCAGTACTGAGCTTTTTCGACCTGATCCGTAATTGGGATGGCTAGGTGCCAGGCCATCATGTATTTCATTAGCTGCACAAAATACACTGGCATTTCAAACTCTTGCACATCATACGGGTAGTCAATGTAGATTGACGTTTCGTCAGTTAGGAGTTGGCCGCCAAAAATCCGATAATTACGAATGGTGCCAGCACCGGGGCTGGCGCTTGTGGTCACCGATCTTGGCGGGCCAATCCGGTCGCCAGGCAGTTGGTATGCGTATTTGTACTCAGTGGTCGGGGCGGTCAGCAGTTGAGCAAGCTGGATCTTCTTGTAAATGAAAGACCAAGGGTAAACCAGTAGAGCCTGCTTCTTAACGTCTTGGTACAGGCTATCGGCTACGTTTGCCTCGTCTGTCCCCTCTGTAAAAGATGATATCGGCTTTGCGCCGAGCATTTGCAGGGCGTCGGAACATATTGATAAGGCGGTATCACCGGCGGCCATCTTTTGTCCCCAAGACTGTTATAGACGAGATATCAGTATTTGTAATGGTTAATTGCCAAAAGGTAAAGTTTTGTGTTAATGCCTCAAGCCACCAAGCCCCTGGCTGGACGATTAAATGAGCGTTTCTGCCGTCTGCTAGCGTTTTAGATGCCGGCCGGGTTGAAATGACTAGGTACACCGCCTTGTCGGCAAAATCCCTGATGTCTGCCAAAACGTCATTTAGGTGGTCTGGCTCAATGTGCTCCAAGACGTCGCAACAGGCCACCAAGTCAAACTTGCGGTCTGGGCGCCTAGCAAACTCTGGGACGCACGGATCGTAGCAATGGGCCGGCAGATGCTTGGCCATTTCGCCCTTGCCGCACCCATAGTCCAAAAGGCTACCACACTCCAGCTCGGACATGATCTTCTGGATGTCCTGGTAGATAGCAGTCCTAACCCTAGACCCGTATTTCTGGTTTTTGTGCAGCAGCTCATTGAGCTTGCGGTATTCGTCTGATATCAGCATGGAGCCCCAAGGATCTTTTGCGTTGCACCAGACATTGAGTATATGTTTTCGGTCAGGCCCTCCTCTTGGTGCCTCTGGAGGATTTTTAGCCAATGCTCTACTTGGCTGGTTTTGGCATATCCCTCATGCTGGCTGTATCCGTTTGGATACCCTTGGACATATTTTAGGGAATCACAATCAAGTCCAATGCCGGCCATTATGACTTCCTGAAATCCCATGCCATGCCTGGCCCATAATGCGCCTGCCACGCCGCTGGAGCCAACGGCATAGGGTAGGCCTGGCCAAAGATAATCAATGGCGTCATAGGCTTCTTTCATGCTTGGGATGCCGTTTACGGTTCCGACCTGGAACTTGCGTGGCCTAGCGTGTACCCATATTGGCCTGCCGGCCGCGGCCTTAATTTTAAGAGTCATTTCGCCATGCTGAGTCCAGACGTGCTCTATTTCTGGCACAACAGAGGCGGCATATTTGACGCCCAGGATGGTGGAATCTGGCCGCAGCTTACGGGCTGCGTTTAGGTCTTCAAAAAGAGAAGGGGCCGCGCCACAAATAATGGCACAGCCCCCGTGCTTGATAGGGTAATCCCTAATCAATTAGTCGCTGTCAGTTGCACCGATAGCGGTAACGCTTGACACGTCCACAACGCCGGACGAGTTGCTGTTCACGACCACAAAACCGTAGGCAGCGGAACCGCCAACGCTTGAGTAAACGTAAATCAGATCGCCGACCTTGAGGATCGAGGATGCGTCGTTGAAGTAGCCAGCACCGTCGATGTCGCCGATGGCGTCAGCCGACTGGTATGTCCACATTTGGGGGGCGTTGCCAGCTTTTGAGCCGGCTACGAGCATTAAACCTGTTGCTGAGTATGCCATTTGTCAATCTCCTTAAGCGTCAGAGGTTTGAACTTCGACAATACCCTCAGCGTCGATCGCAATTGCGCCGGCGGAGAACAGAGCATTGACCAGCCAGCTCGTCTTCTCAGGAACGTAATTGATTTCGGTGCGGGGGGCAATGCCCTCTGCGTAGCCGATGGCATCGCGGTGGAAAGCCCACAGCTTACGCTCAGAAGAAGCGATAGCCAGGCCGCCTTCGTCGCGGTCGCCGAGAGTGTGGAAGGTAAAGCCGAGGAACGTATTGAGCTCACCGGACACCAGGGCGCGGACGGTATTGAAGTCAGCGCTGGTAACGGCAGTCTCAGCCAACAGGTTCGACAGGCTGTTTGCGTGGATGATGATGTGGCGGTTGTCCATCGGCACGTTGTTTTTATCCAACAGCTTCTTGGCAGCGCGCAGCTTAGCCACGTTCAGGCCGGTGTCCGTGCCACCCTCGTCCTCAGTCACAATCAGCGAAGTGCTGGAAGCGGCCAGGGCATTGATGATGAGCTGGTCTTGGCGACGGCCAATAGCGTTAGCCACTACCTTAACGAGCTCAGAACGCTCGTCAAAGTTGACTTTTGCTTGCGAGAAAATGTCCGAATACTCAGCAGCGTTCCAGTCCTGGAGCGTGCAAGTAACGGTCGAGAAGCCGACGTTCATGGGGGTAACATCGGACTGGGGAACGCGGGCGGTAGCAACACCCTTGCCCACTTTCGGGAACTTAACGGTTGAGCCTTCAACACCCCGACGCTGACGAACAGCAGGAACCAGTTTAGCAACACCCTGGTAAGCCTGTTTAACTTCCGCGTCAAAGAGCGTTACAAAGGCGTTTGACAACGAAATAGCCATTTGAATCTCCTTGAAATTGAAAAAAGGTTCGTCGCTTCGGTTAGCCGCAAAGCGGGCCTACGCTTGCACCTTACGGGTACCACTCGTCAGCGTCCGCTGCGGCAAGGGTCTGTCTCCAGATTGGCCTTATGCTATTTCTAGTCGTTTTCTTACAACAATGCAATAGGCAAAAAAAGCCCCCCGGTTTTTAGGCCGGGGGGTGTTCAAGCCCCGGAGGAGTACGGGGAGGAGGTATTAAGAAAAATGTTGCTGGAACATCTTTTCAACCTTGGCTCGGTATGCCGGATCGGTTTGATACTTTGGATCGCCAACCATTTGATACAGCTCGTCCTTGCTGGCAGCGCCTTCGACCGGAACCGACTGGGTCGGGATCTTGATGTTCTCGTATGATTCCCTGAGCTTTAGCATCATTTTAAGGCCTTTTGCGGTTCCAGCGGCGTACTTAAATTCCTCAAAGTCGTCCTTTGAGAAGATACCCTTACGGACTAACCCTGATGCCCAGTCGGTCGCAGAGCGGATCATGGCGTCGGCATTTGGCCCAAGGGCGCGCCTTTCCTGCTCAACGCTCATTCTCTCTTGCTGGACTGATTCACCTTGCATTGCAACAACGGCGCCGACAAGACTGTCTAAGGCTGCCTGGCTTACGCCGTATTCCTGCGCCCATGACATCACATGACTTCTGATGGGGTCATCATCTGGTGTGTCACCAAATGCGGATGTGTCGTATTTGCCGTCTGCCGGAGGCTTGTGCTTGCCCTGGCTGATCTGCTTGCGCAGATCCATCCAAGACTTGGCAATTCCCTCTAGGTCAGGTGATGAGTCGTCCTTTTTCCAAAAGTTCTCTGGCCACCAGTCTGGCCGCTCTAGCGGGCCGTCGTCTTCCTCTTGTGGCTGGAGATGGGACATCTCCTGTTTTGCTACGGTTTCCTGCTGGCCTTCCTCGGCTATTGTTGCACCGTCGAGTAGGCCAGCTTCTTGGCTTTCGCCTTGAGCGCTGGGCTCTTGTGCTTGGGTTTCCATTACAGGTTCCTTGCTTTGATTAGCCGCATCATAAGGTCACGGACTACGCTGTTCTGTCCCTCGCGGTAGAACGCATAGCTCGCGTCAGAGCCGGGCACGGCGACCGGCTGTGAGAGGTAGGCTTCGTCCAGCCAAGCCATTAGTTTTTGGCCGTCCTCGGAACCAAACAACCGAAGACAGAGTTTGTTAAGATCGTCTGTCTTGGTGCTTGGCTCTCTTATGTCTGATGGTACGGCTTCTAGGTCTTCCCAGCCGCCAGCCATCAGACCATCCTTCCGACTACCTGTGCCGCCAGCTCAGGGTTTTCCTCAGCTGCCTGGGCGGCCAGGGCTTGTCCTTGTTGTTTCATAAATTCCCTCTCCTCTGGTGTGTTGCGTACACGCTGCGGGATGCCAAGTTTCTCGGCGATAAAGTCCAGCATTTCGCCGGTCTTGATTGCCATCTGCCCCTCCGGCCCGGCGCCTGCGGCGATCTGGGCGTATTGCAGGATGTTGTTGACCTCTTCCATGCTCTGGGCCATAGCCAGCGGAGCCACGGCTGATACCCGGACTTCTAAACCATTGACGCGAAGCGGAAGGTCGATCAGACCGCGGTCATCCATGACTTGCAAGATTTTGGATACCAGCGGAATCATGGTTTCGTTAATCAAACGGCCAAAGGCAGAGCCAAGGTTCTGGCTCAATTCCTTCATGCGTTCTACGACTTCTGTCGCAGAGCGCGCAGACATATTGTCTGGAGGGAGGCTTTCGTCGAGAAGAATCCGTTTGATGTTTTGCCGTAAGTCGTTGATGACGATCTGCGATACGTTGAAATCACCAGCACGTGGAAGCGGCCGCAATGATTCACCCTGCGGGCCTCCGTTGCGAGCGACCGGAATAATCGCTCCAGGGACGATCTTGATCGTATTGGGATTGAGTACGCCGTCGTCTGCTGCCGTAAAGACACCAGCAATAGCAAGGCTGGCATTTTTAAGAAGAAGCTCAAGCGTTTTATTGAGCGTCTTGATATCCGGAAGCGCTGTGATAAGCGGGCCGCGTCCATAGATCTCCCCAGCTACTTTCATGTACCGGCTGACCACCCAAGGGCTGATCTTCATCTTGCGGTAGACCAGCTCGGACTTGGAGTCCTTGTGGATCACATAGTACGAATAGTCGCCGCGCTTCTGATCCAGGATCGTCGCCTCAATGAGCTCGATATCCTCGGTCGGCTTGTCCCGGATCTTGCGGGCTAGTGCGTCGTCAATGTTGGCATCTGGCCATTGACGCTGGATTGACTCACCCTTGATCCGCATACGGCGATACACATTGTCCACTTGGCCATTGGCGCCCTCTTCAAACGCCACTAGGTACTGCGGCACCGGAATGAAGTTGATCGGGTTGATGCCGTCGCCAGGCTGAACCATCATAACGGCTGTGCCGACAGACAGGTCTAGCAAGAACTCGCCCATCGCAATGTCAAAGTTTGACTGCTTGATGGTGGCAAAGAGCTTTTCTGTATACACATCTAATGCGCCCTGGGCCTCAGCTGCGCGGTCGGGAGGAATATCCGGGCCCGGCTCTAGGCGACACCATTTGCGCTGCGGCGGGAAGATCCCGGATTGCAAGCGATTGGCAAAGCGCTGGACAGAGTTGATTGCGGTCGAGTCAAAGACTCGGTTCATCTTCTTGGCGCCGCCAACCTTGCCTTCCCAGTATCCGTCATACAGATTCCGTTGCGGGAGCGCAAACTCGTATGCGTCTTCGTATAGGTCGCGGAAATCGTCCTTCTTACGCAGCGCCAAGTCGTGGCGCTTCAAGACGTCTTCAGCCTTTAGTTTTTCTGCCATTGCTAGTCCTTTTTGTGCTTGGCTGCGAAGGCGCGCGCCGCTTCTTTACTGCCGAAACCCCACGCTTTGAGGGCGAGCTTGAGGCGGGTGGGTCTTCCTTTTTCGTCTGTGAGAGGCCCAGCCATGCCGCCAAATCGCGCAGCAAAGCTAACACGCCGCGGGTTCGTGCCAGACTTAACTGGCTCCCTGAGATTGCCGCCTTCTTTGTTTTCAAAGTATTTCCTTCCGGCTTCATTCAAGCCTCCCGATGGGTTTTGGTGTTTTTTCAGAGTCATTCGTACCACTCGATTCGCAGTTCGGCAGCGTGATTTTGAGAATTGGTATTTGTGATCCGAAACAGATATGTCGTCAAAGGTTTCATGACGTACTCAAATGTAAAGTTCTCACCACCAACGCCAGTACCGCCAGCTCCGCTTGAAATAAATTCGCCGTAAATTTCTGTGCCGGTTGCCGTTACGGTCGGTGCATACACGGCCGCAGCAGTAGATGCTGTATTCAGATTGCGATTCCGTCTGTGGATAGTTTGTGCCGTTCCGCCGCTGGTTGTCGGCGACTCGTATAAATAAAACTCAGACTCTCCGCCGGTCTGGAAGATGGCAATCAAATGAGCCAGCACACCGGCCGGCCAGGCAATTGCAATGT